ACTGCATCAGCCTATGGTGCAACGTTACATACAGGTGTGCCATCAGATGCAGATTATATTGCTTACGCTGATCTAACAGAAGCAAACGTATTATCTTGGGTACACGAACAAGTTGTCCAAGCTGATACAGAAGCGAAAAACAATACTAAGATAGCTGAACTTGCGAACCCAACGTCCACATCTGGAACGCCTTGGTAATTTCAACTTAAACCTAAAGGAGAAAAGTAGTGGCTCAAGAAGGTTGGCACTTATCCAAAAGTGTACCAGCAACGTTATTATTTGGTTTGATTACACAAGGGGCGGCTATCGTCTGGACAGTATCAAGCATGAGTGGTGACATAGAACGCAACGCAATAGACATCACACGTAATAGAATGGACTTATCCAACTCTATGATGCGTATAGGTGACGCAGAAAACAACATACAAACACAAGCCGTAGATATGGCTGTAATCAATTCTAACATACAATTCATTAAAGATGCCGTTGAGAAAATGGCTAAGAATTAAGGAATAGGTAAATGAAACTAGACCCACTCGGCGGTATCGTCGAAGGTCTTGCTTCTGGTTTAGACGAATTATTCACAAGTGACGAAGAGCGTGAGGCCGCTAAGTTAAAGTTAATGACTTTGATGCAGCAGCCTCACATTCTCCAAGCGGCGGCAAATATTGAGAGTGCAAAACATCGCTCAGTATTTGTTGCTGGTTGGCGTCCAGCTATCGGCTGGATAGCGGCGTGTGGCCTCGGCTATGAATTTTTAATCTTACCATTTGCAAGCCTAATAAATGCTTACGCAGAATTACCTGCAGAACTACCAAACCTAGATAGCGATCAGCTTATGAGCCTTGTTATGGCACTATTAGGACTTGGAGGTATGCGGACATACGAGAAATACAAAGGTGTAACTAAATGACACAGAAACAACTTTTAGAATTACTACATGAGACACTAGCTCAAAACTTATTATCTCGCATTCAAGACCCTGATGCAAAATCAGCAGACCTTAACGTTGCCCGACAGTTTCTTAAAGACAATCATATAGATGCACTTCCAGTAGACGGTAGCCCACTAGCAGACCTAGTGAAGACATTACCAGACTTCAACGATGATGATGCAGACCTATCAGAAATGCGACCTAATTAATATATGTTCTTACCTAAAACTTCGTTAGGTGTTCCGATAGAACAAGACCCTCTGAACGACTTCAGAAAGTTTTTGTTTGTCTGTTGGCAACACCTCAACCTTCCCGACCCTACCCCAGTACAATATGATATAGCTAAACACATCCAACATGGTGACAAGCGAATTATCGTAGAAGCGTTTCGTGGCGTAGGAAAATCATGGATTACTTCAGCCTACGTTGTGTGGTTGTTGTATATGAACCCTCAACTTAACATCTTAGTTGTATCAGCATCTAAGAACCGTGCTGATGATTTCACAACGTTTACTCTTAGACTAATTAATGAGATGCCAGTATTACAGCATCTTATGCCTCGGACAGATCAAAGACAGTCTAAGATTAGCTTTGATGTTGGCCCAGCGGCGGCCTCACATGCACCCTCAGTTAAATCTGTAGGTGTTACAGGACAGCTTGCTGGTTCGCGCGCAGACGTATTGATTGCCGACGACATCGAAGTGCCTAATAACTCAGCCACTCAGGGCATGAGGGATAAACTCTCAGAAGCTGTAAAAGAATTTGACGCTATCTTAAAACCAGATGGACGTATTATATACCTTGGAACACCACAGAACCAAGAAAGCTTATACAACAAGCTGCCTGATCGTGGTTATAAAGTACGCATATGGCCCGCTAGATACCCGAACGAAGACCAGTTGGTTTCTCTAGGTAGTAAACTAGCCCCTAAGATACGACAGGAAATAACAGATGATGCAGAATTACTAGGAAAATCTACAGACCCCAAACGTTTCACTGACTACGATTTAGCAGAACGAGAAGCATCCTACGGACGGTCAGGTTTTGCTTTGCAATTCATGCTAGATACAAGACTCTCAGACGCCGAAAGATACCCTCTCAAGGTCTCTGATTTGGTTGTCATGGATGTACCCACTAGCGAAGCTCCAGACAAGGTTGTATGGGCTTCTGGTGAGCAGTATGTCGTACAGGAATTACCTAATGTAGCTTTCAATGGAGACTACTTTCACAAGCCTATGTTCATATCAGGACAGTTCGAAGAATACAGCGGTTCAGTAATGTCTATAGACCCCTCTGGTAGAGGTAAGGATGAAACAGGTTATGCTGTGGTTAAGATGCTTAATGGCTTCTTATATGTCCGCAGATGTGGTGGAGTAGACGGTGGGTATTCTGAGGAAGCTCTGCAGAAACTTGCTATGATTGCTAAAGAAGAGAATGTTAATGAGATAATCGTTGAGAGTAACTTTGGTGATGGTATGTTTAATCAATTGATGACACCCATATTAACTAAGATACATCCTGTTACATTGTCTGAAGTTAGACATAACACACAGAAAGAGAAGCGTATCATCGATGTCCTAGAACCTGTCATGAACCAGCATAAGCTAGTGATAGACAAGAAGGTAATAAAGCAGGACTACGAGAGTACACAACACCTACCACCTGAGTCATCCCTTAGATACCAGCTTATGTATCAGATGACACGGTTAACTGCAGAACGAGGAGCGTTATCTAACGATGACCGCTTAGATAGTTTAGCAATGGCTGTTCAATACTGGGTGGATGCTATGGCACAAGATGCAGAACAGCGCATTGGTGCTAGGAGAGAAGAGGTATTACGATCAGAAGTAGATAAGGTGCTGCAGTCAGCCTCATTGGGACTAGCAGTAATTACAGGACACATAGCAGATGGGTCAAGTAAAGGCATGAAGTGGTGACATATCGAGGGGGGTAATCTTATGTATAAATTAATTAGGTTGCACTATAGGAAAGACCCCCTCCCCCTGTATACCCTATAGGTAACTATAGGTAACTATAGGTAACTATAGGTAACTAAAGTTCTATAGGTTCTAAAGTTCTATAGGTTCTATAACATGCTAGGGGTAGTCGTCGTAGTTAATCCTTTAGTAAGAGTATATAGATCAGATGAAGATTAAACTAATAGATATGATAGTAAGATTATATTCACACAACAAATACCATAGGAATGCTAGTAAAGCTGTAAGAGAGCTGAGTGCTTGTACCGATGCTGAACTAAAAGACATAGGTATCAGCAGGCATGATATAGTTCGTTCGGTTCGCTGTGGGATTGCTAGAGGTGGCTAGAGGATAATTTAGTTAGAAAAATCTGAGGTGGTATACGTATATCACCGCGCGCCTAAATCCCCCGCCCGATTTGACCTTTATATTTTTACAGGCGCGCTAGGTTTGCACCAGTATCTACACCAACACCGCTATTCTCTCAATATACTAGGGGGGTGGCAACAGTTACTTAGATTGTTTCCATGCTATTTATATAGGTAAACGAAAAGGCCGCCAAGTTTTCGCTTGGTTCGTCTCTCTTTGTATTACCTATTGATTTGCAGAACCACCAGCTAACTACAGAACCACCAGCTAACTACAGAACTAACAGCTTACTATATACCACCAAACATCACGGCCCATTCATTGGGCTTTTTTACCGTGGCGTTCTCTATTGTTTTCTAATCGTTTATTAATCGAATACTATTTAATAGTATATCGGTGTAAAATAACTGTTTACATTCTAATCGTTTATCTGTAGTAACTAATTATTGTTAATCAAATATAGGAATTTTACCATGTTTACATATACTCTAGTTAGAACCTCATTCGTTAAAGATGCATCAAACCGTGAATTAATGATAACAGACAATTTTAATGAAATGGTTACAGCATTCAAGATAGCGCAAAACGCTTTAATTACTACAGACTACAGCGTTCAAGTACAAGTTACCACGCCATACATATTTGACAGTTTTGGTACTGATTACCTTTTAGAAATGGGTGATTTAATGAGCCATGCCGCATCATTAGATATCAAAAGACAAATAAGAAAACTAGAGGCTGAATTGGCTGACTTAGTTTAAGTTAACTTTAACATCAAC